GGCGGGCTTTCCCTTCGAATCAGTCAACGACCTGCAAAACGCCGTGCTGCGCAGCGTGCGCGGCGAGCGCATCGTCGCCCAACCGCGCGACGAGACCGGCCCGGATGACGTCGCCTTTGCCCGCACCGAGACCTCGCCGCTGGGCTTCCACGACAACATCCTCGAATCGCTCGCCACATGGCAGAACAAAGGCACGCCCGACCAGCTGCGCGCCCACCTCGCCAAGACCAAGGGCACCAAGGAATACGCCGAGTGGATCGACCTCGACAAATTCCTGCAGGGCAAGGCCAGCGTCACCAAGCAGGACGTGCAGGACTTCGTGCAGGAAAACCGCGTGCAGGTTTCCGAGACCGTGCTGCCCAACGAGAAGGGCCAGCAAGCCCGCAGCCGCGTCCGTTACGATTATAGCCATGAAACCAAGTTTGCCCAATACACCCTGCCGGGCGGAGAAAACTACCGCGAGCTACTCCTGACGCTGCCCTATAAACAAACCACCCTGCCCTTTGACGGGTGGCTGCTGGAAAAGACCGGCAAACGCTTTGAGGACACCCCCCTCGTAGAACGCGACGCCATCCGCGAGCAATACCTCGCGGAAAAAGAGGGCCGGGGCAATTTCCAGTCACAACACTTTGACCGGCCCAACATCATCGCCCATGTGCGCTTTGACGAGCGCACCGCCCCGGACGGCGCGCGCGTGCTTTTCATCGAGGAGATCCAGAGCGACTGGCACCAGAAGGGAGCCAAGCACGGCTACGGCAAGAGCGGCAACGCCAAGCTGAGCGATGGCTTCCGCATGGTGCGCGTCGACGCCACCATCGCCAACGACTACGACATGGAGGAAGGCAACTGGACCGTGATCGACGGCAGTGGCGAGCCGGTCGTCGAGATCGACTACGACGGCACCCTGACCGAACAGCAGGCCATCAACGCCTTTGTCGAGGACGCCAGCGATGCGGGCGCGGACTTGGGCAACCACATGGATGGTCGCGTGCCGGATGCCCCGTTCAAGAAGAACTCGTGGCCGCGCCTCGCCCTCAAGCGCATGATCAGGTGGGCCGCAGAAAAGGGCTTTGACCGCATCGCGTGGACCACCGGCCAGCAGCAGGCCGAGCGCTACGACCTGAGCAAGCAGGTCGACGCCATCAGCGCCCGCCGCCTGCACAGCGGCAACTACGACGTGATGGCCCTCAAGGGCGGGGAGCCCATCAACCTCAACACCGACCAAGGCCGCAACATCGCCCCGGCAGACCTCGACGACTTCATCGGCAAGGAACTGGCCGAGCGCATCCGCAACGAAATCACCCAGCCCGGCCAGTCGGGCGTCTTCAAGGGCGACGACCTGCGCGTGGGCGGGCAGGGCATGCGCACCTTTTACGACAAGCTGCTGCCCAACATCGCCAACGAACTCGCCAAGAAATACGGCAGCAAGGTGCAACAGGCCGAGGCCGGAGTCAGCCGCGAAAACCTCACCGACCAAGACCACCGCAACGCCCTCGATGAAATCATCAACAGCGAGGTGAGCGAAGCCGACGCCGATGGCGACACCCCCGGCCTCTCGCAGATCCAAGAAAGCGCCGCGCGCATACGCGGGGCCATGGACGAAGGTATTGATGGCCGACCCCAAAGCTACATGAACGCCGTGCGCCAAGAGCGCAGGCTGGGCAACCGCAGCGCCGCTGCCACCGTCGACCGGCTGGTGGTGGGCATTCTCAGCAACCGCACCCGCACCACCCAACAGCATGTGCTCGAGATCCCGGCGGAGATGAAGACCGCCGTGCTCGACGGCCAGCCGCTGTTTGCGCGCGGCACCCCGCAAGCCGCCGACCCCGGCACCCTCGATGACTTTGAAGCCCGCCTGCGCCGCATCGCCCCCGGCCTGCTGGCCCGCTACCGCGTGCTCGTCGGCGACCCGCAGCTGCTGCGCAGCGTCGTCGGCCCCAACGTGCCCCTGACCGGCACCGAGCAAGCCGCCCATCTGGCCAAGCGCCGCATCCTCTGGTTTCTGCAGAACAACGTGCGCGCCGATCGCAACGGCCTCATGCCCGAGCGCACCCGCCGCGACGTGCTCCACGAGACCGCCCACGCGTGGCTCGACAGCCTCGAGGCCGACACGCAGGCCGACCTGCAGGACCGCTGGCAGGCCGACCTCGCCGACCCCAAGGGCTGGCTCGCCACCATGCGCCAGCGCCGGATCAAGCTGCGCGCAGGCACCCGCACCGACTGGAAGGAATACTGGAGCGAGCGCATGGCCGAGGAAAACGACCGCTGGGCACGCCGCCGCGAGAGCACCATCGCCCGCCCGCCCAGCGTGCTGCGCCAGCTCGCCCACGAATTCCGCACTTGGCTCGAGGAAGCCCTCGACCTGCTGCGCGCCGTCTTCACCCGCACCAAGCGCTACAGCATCGATTTTCGCCAATTTCTGGACCAAAAAACGCAATATGCCCCGCTGGGAGCCCCCGTATCCGCCGCCCGGCAGGATTTCGCCAAGGGCCAGCAGACCGACAACCCGGCCTTCCGCCGCTGGTTTGGCAACAGCAAGGTCGTGGACGAACAGGGCCAACCGCTCGTGGTTTACCATGGCACGACCCGCAAAAAAGTAAACTACATCAGCCCCCGCCACGCCATGGAGGTAAGGGAAACCGCGTGGTTCTCGGATTCAGAAGACCTCGCCGCCGAATATACCCTGCCAAGAGAATATGGCGAGAGCATCTATGAAGACGAAGATGGCAACGAATTGGAAGCAGGCAGCGTGGTGCCCGCATATCTGAAGATTGAGAACCCATTGGTGGTCGACTTTGAAGGCGACGTCGGTGAAGCCACCCGCCTGACCAAACTTGTCGCACAGGCCAAAGCTGCTGGCCACGACGGTTTGATTATCAATAATGTCGACGACGGCATCGGCTCCAGCGGACCTGCAGCAACATCCTACGCCATCTTTGACTCCAATCAGGTAAAGCACGCCACCGAGAACCGCGGCAGCTTTGACCCGGAGAATCCCGATATCCGCTTTGCTCGCGAGGAACGCACCAGTGCCGACATCGAGCAGGAGATCCAGACCGCGCAGGACCAAGTCGAGGCGCTCAAGGAAAGCAACGAACCGCAGGAGGATATCGAGCAACGGGGGGCCGACCTCATGGCCCGCATCGACATGCTGCGCCGCGAGCTGCGCACCACCCAGCAGCAGGAACTGGCCAACGCGCTGATCAACCCCGGCAGTGCCCTCGAGCAAGCCGCACCCGCGCCCACCCAGCAGCCAGCCGGGGCCGACCCGCAAACCGCGCCCACCTACGAACGCCTCGACGCCAAGCTGGTGGAGCCCACCCTCAAGCGCGGGGCCGAGGCCCGCATCAAGCAGTGGATCGACATCATGCCCGCATTTCAGGGCGGCAAATACCAGATGGCGGTCGACGTGGGCGCACTCATCGAGCAGACCAGCACCCCGGAGCAACGCGCCAAGATCGACACCGTGGTGGATTACTTCGGCGGGGGCGGTTTTTGGGGCGCATACCTCGCCCTGACGCACTACCCCAACACCAAGCAGCTGCAGGTATGGGAATACGAGCCCCGCCGCGCCGCCAAGATTGCCCTGCTGCACCGCGCCGCCGACCGCGTGCCCCAGCTCATGGAATCACCCGCCGTGCAATCGCTGCTCGAGCAGGTCACCGAGATCGCCAACCTCGACAACACCACCAGCGGCACCGCCGTGGCCGCGCGCCTCAACAAGCTCGAGGAATCCACCAACACCGACCCGGAGCTGCAGGCCATGGTCGGCCTGCTGGCCGACGCCGCCATCAATGCCCGAGGCCGCGCCGTGAACGAGGAAGGCAAAAAGACCGCCGACGCCACCGTCGACAAGATCAAGGCGATCGCCCTGCGCGATGCCGCCGATGCCGCCAAGGGCATGGCCGAGCTGCGCCGCCGCAACATCGCCGTCGAGGTCAAGCAGGGCAGCGCCTACGACCAAGCCGCCACCAAGGGCGACAACGTGCTCACCGTGGCCGACCCGCCCTACTACCTCACCAGCGGATACGACGGCGGACGCGTGCCCCTCGGCCTTTACCTGCAAACCGGCGAGCTGCTGCAGCGCAGCGCCGCCGCCGGGAACGCCGTCCTTTATACCGACAGCGCGTGGCACATCGACAGCCCGCAGCTCGCCGAAAAGACGATCGGCCTCGGCACCAACGGACTGCCGCAGGACGAATGGAATCTCGGCAACATCGTTGACTCACTGAACCATTTTGCCATTGTCAGGCTAGAAAACGCCGGAAAGAAAAACAGCACCGCCCGCCATGAACTCGTCGGAATCAACCTCCCAGCCCACACCGCAGGTGCCGCTGCTATCAAAGCGGCAAATGCGCCTCTCATCGATCAACACGATGGCGGAGATGGGATCAATTACCTTAGACCCGATCAAGCGGCAGCTACTCCTGACGCGCCCGGAAAGCGAGTGGCCGCAGGAGATGCGCGAGCAACTCGCCCCGTATCTCGCCGGAGCGCCCGAAAGCCCGCAGGCGACCTCGTAGACCGCAAGGACGCGCTCTACGCCGAGCTGAGCGAACTGAACCGCCGCATCGGCGAACTCGAGGGCAACCCGGCCAGCCGCCGCGCCTTTCGCCACTACCTCGGCCAGCGCGCCGAAGTGCGCGCCACCCTCGACAGCGAATTTGACGGCTGGCGCAAGGAGCAGCCCCAGCTTGCCGCCGGGGAGCCCCTCACCATCCGACCGGGCGACCTGCCCATCACCCCGACCGCCAGCCCCGAGGCCATCGCCGCCCGGCAGGATGCCGAGGGCGACATGCTCGCCAAGATCCGCCACGCCGAGGAAGCCGCCACCGGCTCACCCGCCCAAGCCGCCGCCCTGCGCCAGCAACTCGCCGCCCTGCGCGAAAAATGGCGCGAGCAGGGACTCATCCCGCCCCCGCCGACCGAGCCCCCCACGGTCGACGAACTGCCCGGCCCAGACGAAGATCCCGGTCCCGCCCCGCAGGACGAATACAAGAACCGCGCCCACATTTACGACGAGGTCGAGGGCCACACCACCAACCCGCCCGGCTGGCTCGAGCGCAAGATCGACCTAGTCAAACGCAGCCTGCAGGGCGTGCGCGGAGCCATCCCCGAGCTGCCCGCCTTTGCCGACGACAAGGCCCAGCAATTCACCCGGCTGCGCCTCGGCTACAAGATGATGTCGCGCGGCACCCCGCGCGTCTGGAAGGAAGCCAGCGACCAAGTAAGCGACATCATCGGCCCGCTGTTTGCCGTGGGCAAATTTGACGCCAAGGCATACGACCGGCTGGGCCAGCTGCAGGCCCGCCGCCGCAAGCTCCGCGCCCAGCAGAAGACCGTGCCCCAATCCCTCGCCGATGAAATCGCCAGCCTGCGCAGCCAAGTCGACCGCGAGCCCTACGGCCTGTTCCAAAACCTCGCGCTTTACCTCGACCTCAAATGGCGCGCCGAAAACCTGAGCGACAACCAAGGCAACCCGATCATGCTGCCCGGCGGAGTCAATCCCGCCGAGGTCGACGCGCGCCTCACCGACCTCAAGACCAAGCTCGCCGCCAGCCCGCACCGCGAACTCATCCTGCGCGCTTTGCAGCAGCACCAGAATACCGTCGCCGCCATCGCCGACGATTTGAAAGCGCGCGATTTCACGCTGCCCGACGAGCTGCGCAACCCGTTCTATTTCCCCCACGTCGTGCTCGAAAAAGACGGCAAGCAGCTGGCCAACGCCCTCGAACGCGTGCGCATGGATACCGCCGAGGATTTCCGGGGCTACCTGCAGAAGCCGGTCGGCAGCACCCGCCCGATCGAGAGCGACTACGCCAAGGCCATGTATTACCACCATGTCGCGGTGGGCTCCCACAACCTGCGCGCCGACGTGGCCAACGACTACTGGAAGCCCTACGACGAGATGCAGGACGTGCGGGCTGCCGCCAAGGACCTCGCCAAGAAATATGGCCGCGCGGTCGGCTGGCGCGAAGCCTTCCATACCCAATGGAAGGACCGGGGCTACGCGCTGTTTTATCCCGACGACAAGATGCCGCTGCACCCCGAGCTGACGATCGACCGCGACACCCTCGCGCGCCACCTCGGCGCAGCCCTCAGCGATGCCCCGTTGCAGGAACAGCTCAAGCAACTGCACCAGCAAGGCATCCGCATCCGCCCCGAGGATATCCGCGAAGCCCTCGCCGCCGGGGAACGCGAGGTATGGGTCGTGCCCGAGACCGTAGCCGAAGCCCTCAACGGTATCTTGCGCCGCGACAGCACCCGCAGCGAAAACTTCCTGAGCGCCCCCTTCCTCGCCTACCAGAACGGCTGGAAGCGCAACATCCTCTTCGCGCCGTGGAATTATTTCAGATACGAATACAACAACACGATGGCCGACCTTGAGAAGCTCTGGTCCGCCGATCCCAAGGTTTACTCCTACCTGAGCACCGCCGCCAGCGAAGTGCGCCAATTCATCGAGGACGGCAAGGGCACCGACGACGTGCGCGCCGCCTTCCGGCTGGGCGTGCTCGACACCATCACCGCCAACGAAATCGGCGACCTCTCCGCTCTCCGCCAGTTTGAAGCCCTCCAGAGCACCAAGCAGAAGTGGACGCGCCAGCTCGCCCGCCGCGCCAGCACGCTCTTTATCGGCGGCAACCGCAGCACCCTCGACGTTTCCCGGCTGCGCGAGGCCACCTTCAGATTTGCCAAGTTCAAGGCCGACATGGAACGCATGCGCGCCGGAGCCCGCCCGGTTTACGCCGGAGCCTACTGGCGCGACATCGAGGCCATCCGCACCCAGCCCCCGGCCCACGTCACCCGCCTGCAGGCCGAGATCCGCCGCCTCGAGCAATCGATCGCCGACCGCGAGCGCATGCGCTACCGGCTGCACGGTGCCCCGCGCCAACAGGTCGAGACCGCCGCACAGGCCGACCGCGAACTGCTCGCCAAGGCCAAGACCGAACTCGAGCAGGCCCAAGCCGGAGCCACCGAGCAGCAGCAACTCCAAGCCGCCGCCGAAATCTCGCTGGCGACCTTTGGTGATTACCACAACATCAGCGTGGCAGGCAACGAGCTGCGCCGCTACCTCGTCCCGTTTTACAGCTGGATTGAAATCAACTTCAGATACCACGCCAACCTCCTGCGCAACCTGCACGACATGGTCGCCGCCAAGGAGGTCAGCCAAGCCGAGGCCGCAAAATCCGTGGGCAAGGCCGCGACTACCTTTGCCACTCGCGCCGCCACTGGCGTGCTCCTGCGCCTCGCCATCCCCTACCTCGTCACCGCCCTCTGGAACGGCACCGGCTGGCGGCGCGAACTCGAGGACACGCTCAGCGAGGAAGACAAGCGCCGCTTCCACATCATCATCGGCGTGGACGACCAAGGCAAAACCAAGGTCATCTACGCGCAGACCGCACTCGGCGATATTGGCCGCTGGTTCAGTGGACAGGAAGGAGCCCGCCTCGCGCTCGACGTGGCCCGAGGCCGCACCACGGTCGGCACCGCCACGCAGGAATTCCTCCGCCGCTTCCCCCGCGACTTCGTCAACAACCTCTGGAAAGTTGGCCCGGTCCCCCGCGCCTTTGTCGCCGCCGCTTTTAAACAGAGCACCTTCCCCGACATCACCGACACCCGAACCATCCCGGCCAGCGAAGTCAAGTGGGCCGTGCTGCAGCAGATGACCGACGACAAGGTCGCCGAAATCATCCGCCGCGCCACCGACAAGGACTACCTCTCGGGCCGCGACCTCGGCGATTGGGCCAGCCAGATCATCCTGCAGGTGCGCCGCCGCGACCCCGAGCAATGGTCCTACTACGGTATCCGCGAGAAGGCCGACGACTTCATCCACCAGAAGACCGGTCAATCCCGCGACATGAGCTACGACGCCCCCGACCAGCAGGTGCTGCGCAACTTCCGCCGCTCCATCTACCGGGGCGACGTGCCCAACGCCATCCGCTTCTACAACCGCCTTCTGGACCTTGGCTATACCGCCGAGCGCTTCCAATCCAGCATCCGGGCGCAAGACCCGCTCTCCGGGCTCGCCAAGAAAAACGACCTCCGCCGCGAATTCGTCGAGAGCCTGAGCCCGGTCGAGCGCAAGCAGCTGCAGCAAGCCTACCGCTACTACTACCGCATGAGCGAACTACGCGGAGCCGAGCGCGCCCTCTTCCCCGGAGCCAACCGCACCGAGGCCAGCCGCGCCCGCTACCAGCCCCGCAACGAACGACTCGAGCAGGAAATCACCCAGCGCGACCGCCTCACCGACGACGAGATCAACCAGCGCGCCGACCGCGAACTCCGCCGCTCCCTGCGCTAAATCAACCAATTAGCTGACACAACTGCTGACAGTCACCCCTATAAAACAAAAGGTAAAGCACGCACCTGCAATGCTTTACCCTCAAAATGGGGCGGCCAACGGGATTCTTGGAGGGGCGATATAAGGGCTTTTTGCTGAACGCTGTGCAGAGGTAAGGGCTTGGCAAAGGTGGGGGGCTTGCTTACAGTTTTGCTTACATGGCCTACGTTTACCAGCGACCGGGGAGCAAGAAGTGGTGGGCGGGCTTTACCATGCCGGATGGCGGGAGGAAACAATTCAGCACCGGGCTCGAGGATGAGGCAAGCGCATTGCAGCTGGCACTGGCCTACGAGAAGGCGAGCCAATCCGCCAAGCAGCGGAGGCTCAACGAGGCCACGGCCCGCAGGCTGCTGCGCGAGATTCAGGTGATCGGCGGGATCGAGGCAACCGAGGTCGAGACGGTGGGCGCTTTCCTGCACCGCCGCCGCGCCGCAATCGGGGCACAGTTCAAACTGAGCCGCACGCGGGAGCGCTACCAAGATGCAATCGATCGATTCCTCAAGGGGCACCCGCAGCTCGAGGCCCAGCCGCTGAACTGCGTGACCCGCAGGCTCGCCGCCGAATGGCGGGACCGGCTGCAGGCGGTGCCGCTGGCCGCTGCCACCGTGAACCACCATCTGAGCACGCTGCGACGGCAATGGGACGAGGCTCATACGCAGGGGCTGGTGGACGAGAATCCGTGGTCGCTGGTGCGCGTGAAGAACGCCCGGAAGCAGGCCCAGCAGCGGAGGCCGTTCTCGTGGGCACAGTTTCAGGCGATGCTCAAGGCGACCGAGGCCGCAGCCAAGGGCAAGGGCGAGGCGCTGGCCCACGCGCGGGAATGGCACTTGTTCATCAAGATCGCCGGATACACCGGCCAGCGGCGCAACGAGGTGGCCCGGATGCGGGCGGAGCACATCGATGCGCAGCGCCGGACGCTGATGGTGCACCGGGGCAAGACCAACGACTGGCACGAGGTGCCAATCCATCCGCAGTTGTGGAGCGATTTACAGCGGCACGCGGGCAAGCAGGGACTACTGCTGCCGAAGCTGGCCGCGCTGCCGCCGACCGGGCGCAAGAGTTTGTCGGATATTTTCAGGCAGAAGATCCTGCCGCGCATCGGCATCGACCAGCCCTACGGCGAACACAAGGGACGGAGGTTGGCGGATTATTCCATCCACAGCTTGCGGCACAGTTTGTCGACATGGCTGAACGAGGCGGGCGTGAGCGACGTGGACCGGATGGCGATCGTGGGGCACGCGGACGCGCGCGTGAGCCAAGGCTATACCCACGCGCAGCTGGAGGGAGCCCACCGGGCACTGCAGCGCCTGCCAGAGAAAGAGATTTGACCGGAGGCCGGGCCGTGGTAACGTGGCGCATGGAACCGGAACAGGACATCCATCTGCTGCGCGCGGAAAACCCGGTCGACCGGATGCGCGAGGAACAGGCCGCGCGGGAATGGAACCACCGGCATGACTGGTGGACGCCAGTCGGACAATGGGCGCTGTGGCTGCTGGGCTGCTTGGCGATTTGGGGCGCGCTGGCTTGGGCCGGAGTAATCTGAAGGCGAGCGCGCGCGGCCCGCGTTACTCCTCAACCATGACACAGGGGGGAGCCGGGAGCATAGACCCGCCCTGACACCGCGCGCACAGGCGGTCGGCATGGGTATAGGGACAGGGCTGCAGGAGCCAGTCAGGCGACAGGCTGCTGACTAGCTCCGTGGGGAAAAGGGCTAGCTGGCCCGGATGGTCCTTGATTTTTGACGTAGGACGACGCCGTGCTTTTTCGCGGCTCTTTGCGAGCTACCTTGCGCGCCCTTGGTGGAGTGGCGGTGGGAAAGGGATAGACGCCATGCGCGGCATCGACCTCGCGGGCGCGGGACTCGAAGTCGAACTCGGAATCGCCCGCGTGCCGGATGGTGAGCAGCCGCACATCGAGCCCGGAGGCGCGCGCCTCGTCGACCAGATGAGCCACGAGCAGCTCGTAGGCCAGCGCCGTATCGTCGGCAAAAAACTGGCAGACGCCGCGCAGGACGTCGCGCGTGGGGGCGAGCTTGCCGGAACAGATGCGGTTTACATTGGAGGAATTTCTGCCGATGGCCGTAGCCAGCGCGACCTGCGACAAACCACGCAGGTCGAGTGCTGCCGCGAGGGCGATGGAGAAGTTGCTCATGAGGGCAAATAAAATTAGTTATGCAAAAAAGGCAAGAAAAGAATTGACGCAGCCGCTTTTATTGCACAACTATGCAAATCAAGCATGAGCGCACCTAAATCTACCCGAGCCATCGTCGCCCGCGTGCTGGCCACCGTAAAAGCCTGCGGCGATGAGAACCAGAAAGCAGAAGCGGACTACATCGAGCAGGTGCTCGACGAAGCCTACGCGACCCCGCAGGCGGTGAATTTTGCCCGCGAGGAAACGGAGCTGCCGAAGGAAAGGCAGGGCACATGAGCGCATGGGAAACCGCCAAACCGATGAACGGGAGTGCCCGGCGACCCTACAATGGGGGAGGTCGGCGACCACAACAACGCTACGCGCCGCGCGCGCAGCGGCCAGTAGCGCCCGCCGCCGTGCCGCCGCCGCCCAAGCCGGTCAAGGCCAAGGTGACCGGACAGGCGGACCTCTGGCAGACTTTGCAGACGATCACGGACCCGAAGACCGGGGCGAGCAAGACGACGCGGGGCATGCGCGTGCCGGGCGGGATCGTGATCAATACGACCACGCGGGCGGGCACCTACGCCGCCGAGGCGCTGGTGCATATACCGGGGGCAGACATCATCAAGACCAACGAGGGCGCACGGATTGTGGCGCGCGTGGAGGCCATGCAATGACCGCGCTGCTGCAACTGGCCGCAGTCGGCGCATTGCTGGTGGGCGCGCTGGCGCTCTCGAGCGTGCTGAACCGGGCCATCGAGGGCATCGCCCGGCGGAGCGGCCACGCGCTGGGGCAGGGCAGGGAGGACCGAGCATGAGCGCGGCGCAACGCACGGCCAAGCGCCGCACCCTGCGCCCGGCGGAGATCCGCGCGGCCTACGGGATCGCGCAGAGCACGCTGCATTTTTACTGCGAGAAGCTGCCCGAGGACCAGCGCCTGCCGAGCCTGCTGCTGCCGAGCCGGGGCCGGAAAAGCCCGAAGGGCGTGCGCATGGTTTTTGAGGACGAACTGCTGGCATGGCTGGAGCGCCATCGCCGAGGCCACGCCACCCAATCATGAAGACCACCTGCGAAAATTGCCTCTGGTGGGTAAGGGGCGCGACGCGCCGCCTGACCACCGCCACCGTTTACGAAGCGCCGGGCCAGTGCCGCCGCTACCCGCCGGAAGTGGGCGGGCGCTGGGCGCTGACGGAGAAGGGCGACTGGTGCGGCGAGCACAGCACCCTGCGACACAAAGCATTTGACGCGAAAGCGGAGTCACCGGCCACGGCGACGCCACCACCGAGCCTGCCCGAGGGAGCACCCGCGACCGAGCCCGCCGAAGATGCCAAGGCATCCCGCCCGGCAGCGCGGAAGCAACGTCGCTCCGCCTCGCGTCAAACCACTCTCCTATGAAGAACCCACCCACAAATCCAGAGACAGACATGCCCGCGACAAGCGGACATTTTATCGCCATGCTGCAGGCCAAGAGCAGCGGAGTGACCCTGAGCGAACTCGACGAGAAGCTGGCCGAGCTGGTGCGAGCGGTCGAGCAATCGCGCAAGCCGGGGACGCTAATCTACCGCATCAAGATTAGTCCGAACGCCAAGCGCGGGGTGAAGCTGGAGGACGCCGCGGCGATCAAGACCCCGAAGGAGGACACTGGCGTGGACTTCTTTTTTGTCGGCCACGGCGGAGCGCTGCTGCGCAACGACCCGAACCAGACCCTGCTGAATTTGCGCGCCGTGGACAGCGAGGACCACGAAGTGCCGTTGAAGCAAGCCACCTCGTAACCCGCAACCAAAAAACAGGAACGCTATGGACACCGAAGACAAGACCCCCAACATCACCGCGCTGGTGGCACTGGCGCGCGAGAACATGATGCCGCTGCTGGACAAGCAGCTGCACACGGAGAGTGACCAGCCCTACATCATCTGGCCCAACCCGCAGAAGCTGCAGGATGCCGAGGCGCTGCTGGCGCGGCCCACGCGCAAGCGCGGCAAGATCACCCTGCAAGACCCGGTGAGTTTCATCGACTACGTGAAGCGCCACCGCGACGAGCGCACGCTGGTGACCGGGCAAGCCAATCTGACCGGCGGAGTATTTGAGGCATGGCTCGACCACCACGAGGCGGGGCCGGAGGGCCGCACCGGCTGGAGCGAGCACCACGCCAAGCTGGAGCTGGAGGCCACGCCGGAATGGGCGCGCTGGGTCAGCCGGAGCGACACCCCGATGGAGCAGGTGGCCTTTGCGGAATTCATCGAGGACAACGCGGACGACATCGTGGTGCCGCCGGGCAAGAGCAAGGAATTCCCCAACTCGACGCAGATGCTGAGCGTGGCCCTGACGCTGCAGGCCAAGACCGACGTGAAATTTGCCAGCACGGTGCGCCTGCAGAGCGGAGCGCAACAGCTGACCTACGAGGAAACGATCGACGCGAGCGCGGGCACGCGGGGCAAGATGGAGATCCCGGAGCGATTTGCACTGGCACTGGCCCCGTTTATCGGCACGCCGAAATACGCGGTGACGGCCCGGCTACGCTACCGCCTGAGCGCAGGCAAGGTGACCTTCAGCTACAAGCTGGAGCGCCCGCACAAAATCGTGGAGGACGCGTTCAACGACATCCGCGAGCGCATCCAGAAAGGCACGACCGACCAAGTGCTGCTGGGCAAAGCCGAGCCGCAACGCCGCCAAGCCACCCTGCTCAACATTGGCTGAGATGAGAACCCCGGCCAACCCCACGCCCCGACCGGTCGCGCCACCAGCCCGCCGCCATGCGGCACTGGTGCGCGCGCCCAACGGCGGGCTGCGCATCCAACACTTCGATACCGCTGCCGAGGCGACCAAGGTCGCGCACGCGCGCGAATGGAAAGGACGCTACCCATGGGAAGATTAAAATATCTGGTGATCGCGCACGACGGCATGGAAGTGCCGGTCGTTTTCCCGAGCATCATCCCGCACGTCGAGCTGGCCTTCGGGCGCAAGGTGGTGAGCGCGGGCTTTTGTCGGATAACCGCCGGAGGCTGGGAATGCTACGGCGAGAGCATGGGCATCTCGAAGAAAAGCCGGGGCGACGAGGACAGCCGACTGCTGACCGCCCTGATAACCCACATGGAGGCAGTAGGATGAACGCCACTGGCAAACGCACCCGCAAGCACACCGGCATGAGCCGGAGCCAACTGAAGCGCACCAACCACAGCCGCAAGAGCGCCGCCAAGCGCAAACGCATGGGCTGGTATGGGCAGAGGAAATAGGCCATGAACGCTGCGGACCAATGGATCGAGGAACTGATAGCCGCGCGCAAGGCCGCACGCCGCGTGCGCGAGGGCAACGCGCCGACGGTGCGATGGAACCAGCGCGCACGCCGGGCCAACTGGTGGCTGCGGCGCAAGCGGGAAGCGGCCAAGGAGGCCCACCCGCGCCGCAAGATTTGGCGCAGGCTGAAGTTGTTTGAGATCCGCCCCGCGCCGTTGAAATTGAGCGATCGGCACCGCAAGGTGATGCAGCGGGAAAGCAGGCTGAAGGACCAGCTGATCGCACGCCGCCCGGAGGAATGGCGCGAGCAGATCGAGCGCCTGCAGCCGTGGCTGCGCAGCAGCGTGGCCCGCTTGGTCTGGTGGGATTATTTCGGGCACCGAATGAGCGGCGAGCGCTGGGACCACCTCGACGACTACATCAACGCGCCGTTTGGCGACCAGCCCGACGAATGGATACGGGCCGGACTGGAACCGGCTGAACGAGCTGGAGTCGGGCGAGATTGCCCCCGAGGACCACGCATGGCTGGTGCGGCACCATTTCATCCGCGTGGGCGCAGAGGGCGACGAGGCCCGCCTGCCCGAGGAAGCGCGCAAGCGCTACCTGCACCAAGGCCCGCTGGAGACTTTACCGGAGCGTGGGGCCACCCAGGCGGCAACCAAGCTCGGAAGGGAAAACGCCCCCGGAGATAATGGCCTCGCGCGTCCGGTTCGCCCAGCGGTGCACGCGCACCAAGCCCCGCTTTTTGGCTACGATTATTAACCCGCAACACACGAAAACTATGAGCATAGCCATTCCACAGACCCGCCGCGACAAGAACTACTGGTCCTACGACAAGGAGCAGGGCGTGACTTTCAAGGGGCGCACCTTTGCGCCGGAGCGTCCGCAGGATTACGAGGACATCCTGAAGGTGAGCGCGTGCCGTCGCTGCCGGTTTGAGGACATGACGGTGACCACGACCGAGCCTTGCAACCGGGAGGACGGCATCGACATCAGCTACCTGTGCGACGACATCGTCTTTGACAATTTCCGCGTGGACGCGGGACGGCTCTACGCGGTGACGGTGAAGCAATGCCGGAATATCCTGCTGCAGAACGGCACCATCGGGCGACCGGGCGGAGGCTGGGAGCGCGTGGATATCGACCTCGGCAACCGCAGCCAATACCGGAGCCTGCGCACCACCGACGTGGTGATCGACAACGTGCACCGACTGGACGGCCAACCGGTGCGCGTGCGCGTGGGCCACGCCGATCGGCCCACGCTGCGCAACGGCATCTACGATGTGCTCACGCTGCAGAGCATCGGCCTGAAGGCTTTTGTCTGGAGCTGCGCGCGGATCGACGCGTGGAACCATAAGGAATTTGAGATCCTGCAATGGGAGGAAATCACGGAGGCGCGCTACGCGCGGTGAGGCAGATTGAATGTGGAAAGCTGGAAGCAAACGGAACGGAAATTTTATGAGCACAAACGACAAATACGACTCGCGCGCCGACACGGAGGCGCACGCTATACGCGTGAACGAATTACTAGGCCATTGCATAGGAAATTTGTCTATGCGCGGATTAGTGCACGATGCCAGCAAGCTGCTGGAGCCGGAGAAGACGACCTTTGATACCTGCACGCTAAAGCTCAAGAGCATGGCCTACGGCAGTGCCGAATACAAAGCGGCACTGGACGAACTGAAACCCGCGCTCGACCATCACTACGCCAACAACTCGCACCACCCGGAGCACTATCCGAACGGCATCGAGGGCATGAGCCTGTTTGACGTGATGGAGATGTTCATGGACTGGAAAGCCGCCACAGAGCGCATGAAAAACGGAGGCGACATCCGTCGGTCGCTGGAGATCAACACGGAGCGATTCAAGATCGATCGACAACTGGCCACCATCCTCGTCAACACCATCCGAGAGATGGGCTGGTAAAACCCACAAACCCCGCCGATGAACGAGGACCATACACCCCTGCTGGCAGCGACGGAGCAGCTGCTGGCCGAGACCTACCACCAGATGCTGCGCGCAGGCTGGAAGGACGACCGCTTGATCGAGCGCGTGAAGGCCCAGCGCCGCGAGATCCGCCGCGCGCTGGGACTACCGGAGGCCGAGGCATGAAATACACCACCATCCTGAAGGACGTGAATGGCGTGACCTTCGTGGTCGACACCGCCGAGCTTTACACGCAGCTGGTGGCGGACGATTTCAGGCTGCTGGGCATGGAACTGAAAACCATCCTGCGCCTGCGCACCGAATACCTGAAGCGGGGCGGGCAGGAGCCGATTACCGAGGCGAGCGTGGCGGCGATTTTCAGCCCCGGAGCCACGGAGGTGAAGACATGAGCGGGATAAAAATCAGACTCATCAAGATTGACGGCGAGGACCGCGTGCCCCCCGCGTGCATGCGCTTGCTCAGGGAAATCGCGGCCCACCGCGACGGAGGCAAGCAATGCTATCGTGCGTTTTACGAAAAAACGGCAGCTTACTGCCCAACGGGACTCGACCTCGCGCGCGAGTTGGCGGCACAACCCGAGGTCACCCCGATGGGACCGGAAGACTTTCAAGGAAAATGAAAACCAAGACGAACGGTCGGAATCAGAGACGCCCGACCCCTGACGCTAAACCAAACCTATGACGCTAACGGGCGTTCTCTGTGGCCCGTGGTTAGGACTCCGAAATTTCAACCTCCGAAAACCATGAAAGTAATCCTCCACTCAAACGCCGAGTCCGCTGCAAACGCGACCGACTCGACTCTCAAAATGCTCCCGATGGGCGGTAACGCTCATCTGAAACGCGGCGAAGACGGCAAGGTCGAGTTCGACTCCGAAGGCTGCGCGACCGTCATCACGACGAACCCCGGCTTCGTGTCCTTCGCGCTCACGCGGCAAGGCTACGTCAAGGCCGTTCTTGGCTAACGACAAGATCAGCAACGCGCCACGAGCGCAGAAAGGAAAACCAAACGATGCACTCTGATCCAATATATCAAACCGACACAAGAAGCGGAGAAACGCACCAACTCCAGCAAGTCCAGCGCGTAGAAGGCGGCACCGAATTACTGCCAGTGAGGCGCGTTGATGCTGGGGCGACTGGTTGGGTGCCGGTGTCGAGCGCCGAAGCTTTAGCCTCTGAATGGGAGGACAAGGCCACGGGCTACATGAAGACTGCGCCAGCCGCAGCAAACCCGAGCCATCGCGAGCGAATCGAGGCTGTGTGCGATACGCTCTGGCACTGTGCCCGACAGCTTCGCCGGCAGATGGAAGCCGAGACCGTGCGCCAGCCGGCACCCAACAGCGCGAGTGAGCCACGGCCCGGAGCGCGTAGCGCGTAGGGACGTTGGCTCTAATCGCTGGTTCTACTTTGCTTGGAAAACGCTCACGAAATTCTATCCGAAACGCGCTTGACTCATGTAGTGTAACGCTACAACGTGATGACGCAATGAAAACACTAACTCTAGTCTCTGCTCCGCAATCGCCCGCCGCTTCCGCCAAGTGGTGGCCCGACCTCTACCTCAAGAAAGGCAGCATGCTCCAGCTCATCACCCCTGAGCAATGCGGCGTAGTCCGCGAAATCTACAACAACGGGCGCGGCTCGTCCGAAATCCGGCGCGACGTAATCCTCCACGATGAGACCGGCGCGAAGATCGGATATGTGAGCTACAACGGCCGCGTGTGGCTGCACGACATCGAGGGAGACATCGAGGTGCCCGTGCAAGGCGTGAAAACCTGCGCCCAGCGCGACGCCGAAGGATGGAGCGCATGAAAATCCTCGTAGCCTGCGAATACTCCGGCGCGGTGCGCGAAGCGTTCTCTGCTCGTGGTCATCAAGCGATGAGCTGCGACCTGCTCGAAACGGAAATACCAGGGCATCACTACCAGGGCGACGTTCGCGATGTGCTGGACTGGGGCTGGGACATGCTGATCGCGCACCCGCCATGCACGCACCTGGCAGTCAGTGGGGCGCGGTGGTTCGCGCTCAAACAGACCGAGCAACGCGAGGCACTCGACTTCGTGCGGGCGCTACTGGCCGCGCCGATCCCGCGCATCGCGCTAGAAAATCCTGTGAGCATCATATCGAGCCGAATCCGCAAGCCGGACCAAATCATTCAACCGTGGCAATTCGGCCACGGCGAAACCAAGGCGACCTGCCTCTGGCTCAAGAATCTCCCGCCGCTCACGCCGACAAACATCGTCGCGGGCCGCGAGGCCCGCGTGCATCGGATGCCGCCCGGCCCCGACCGCTGGAAAGAACGCTCGAGGACTTTCGCGGGCATCGCCGCTGCGATGGCGGAACAATGGGGGGCGGCAGCATGACGCCCGAGAAATACAAAGCCGAGCGCGCCAAGCGCGGCACGCAAGAGAGCGTCGCCGCTCGGCTTGGCGTGCATCGCGTAACGCTGGCCAAGCGCGAGAGCGGGGCGGACGACGCGCCGATCACGCGCGAGGCGTGGCTTGCTCTTTTGTCGCTCCCGAAAACCAAGAAGGCCCGGAGCAAGTAGAACAGCGAGCTGAGCCGCGCCGGAGGCGTCGGCTCGAGCGGAAGTTCGGCCCTTAAATTTTAACCCAGCATGATACCCAACGACCCAACCAAGCCGGAAGCCGCGCAGGAAAGCAGGTCCACGATGTGGATAAGAATCGAGGTGCCGAGCGACGCCTACAGCAACGAGATCCAATTGATGGCCGCACTGGAACAAGCGACCGATATATTGATGGACAAGGAGCAGCCCGACGCCCTGAACATCCGCCGCCGGGTCGGCCAGTGGTATGCCGACCGAACCAGCAAATGACACCATGAAGCCAACCCAAAAAACGCGACGATTCGTGCGCCTATTCAAGCCGCAATTTGCGGAGCTGGTGGAGCAGGGCAGGAAGCTGCAGACGGTGCGCCCGACGCCTAAGCGCAGGCCCGCACCGGGCGACCTGATCAGTCTGCGCTGCTGGACCGGAGCGCCCTACCGCGGCAAGCAGCGCGGGCTGCGCGAGGCAACGATCGTAGCGGTCAAGAGCATCACGATCGGGAAGCGCCATTTCTGGATCGAGGGAAATGAGCACTTTGCCGGAGCGACAATCACGCACCCCAGCGCGCTCGATGACTTTGCCCGCGCGGACGGATTCGCCACATGGGCGGAACTGACCGCGTGGTTTGAAAATACCCACAGCCAGCCCTTCAAGGGCATCGTGATTTATTGGAAATGACGACCCGATGCCAATCCGAGCAGAGAACCGAGCCCGCTACCCGCAAGACTGGAAGCTGCGGAGCTATTTCGTGCGGAAGATCCGCGCGCGGGACCACTGCGAATGGTGCGGAGCCGAGAACAGCCAGCCCCACCCGAAGACCGGCAGCAAGGTGGTGCTCACCGCCGCCCACATCTACGACGATCGACCGGAGGCCGCGAGCCTGCTCAATCTGGCGGCGCTCTGCCAAAAGTGCCATAATGGGCACGACGCCACGGCCCGCCACCAGCGCCGCAAGGCGCGCCAACAGGCCGGTCAAACCGAGCTGCGACTGCAGGCACGACTGGATCGCCCAGCCGGACGGATTGACACTGGCCTGCTGGAAATGCGGAGCCACCCGGAGGAAAGCCTGAGCGCGCTTGACAATATGCAGAAAAAGCCCAACTAGGAAAACAAAGCCATGAATACCGCCCTTACCACTGGCTACCTGACCCGCGAGGCCGCGCTGGCGACCGTGCCGGGGACCGGGCAGCGCAAGCTCATTTTTGAAGCGATGCTACAGGCCGAGGGAGATCCCGAGCCGACGCCATGGCACTGCGAGGTCGAGAACCCGGAGCTGATGGCGCGGGCGGAGCCGAAGCTGCACGCGGGGCGGGCGATCATCATGCGGGCGCAGCTGGCGGGCAGGCCATGGCTGAAGCAGGGCGTCCACGCCGGATACACGCGCTACCTGAAGGTGAGCGAAATCGAATTTGCCAAGACGGAGCGGCACACGGAGGCGGAGGAAAAGGCATGAGCCACCCGCGCGGAGAATGCGAGGCCATCCGGCTCCTGCGCAAGGTGCTCGATCAGGAGCAGACTGGCAGGGAATGGGAAGACGCGATGGCCGCAGGACGGGACTTTTTGCAGCGCTTGAACGGCCCGGCTTTTTGCGGGCGCACCCGAGGCTGCAAGATATCGCGGGAGGAACTGCGCGAGATCGCGCGACTGGACGGCCTGCACTGGACGCAGCAGGCAATCGCCGACCGGCTGGGCATCAAGCGCGCGTCGATTTGCTACCACTTGAAGCCGAGCGGACCCATGCTGGACGCGCTGCTGACCCGGCCCCACCCACGAAAGGTCGCCGCATGAGCCAGCGCTCGGCGAGAATGATCCGGCACGCGATCCGCAACAGCCCCCGCTTTGCGCGGGCGAGCTGGCGGGAAAGGGATTTTTACTATGGACTGCTGACGATCGCCGACGACCTCGGACGATTTGACGCCACCCCGGCAATACTGCGCGCGGGACTATATGCACCGATGCTCCAAAAGGTGAGCGAGCGGGACGTGAAAGAGATGCTGGCACGCTGCCAGGCCCTCGGCCTCGTCAAGCTCTACGCCATCGGAGGTCAGGGATATGGCCAAGTGATGCGATACGACCAGAAGATGGCAAAGAAGCAGCCCCTCTACCCGGCCCCGGACGATGAGCCGGAACTGGACCTAGGCACGCCGGAGCCACCGCGCGCGCCGCGCCTGAAAGAAAGAAAGAAAGAAATCCCCCCAAACCCCCCGCCGAGCGGGGGGCCGGATTTGCCGACTTTTTCTCCTCAGACCAGCCGGAGAACCGTATCGCCCCGGCGGGAGCTGCAGGCGGCACGCGCGGAGCTGGAGAGCAACGGCGAGGAACTGCGCGCGATCCTGCGGCCCGGAGGCTGCGCCTACAACGTGACCCCCACCGGAGAGAAGCTGGAACGCTACAACGCGCTGCTGGCCCGGCGGACCACGCTGGAGCAACGCATCGAGCAACTGCAAAAGGCGGAGGCCGCATGAACGAGATCGAGCGCCTGAAGATCGAACTGGCCGCGCTGCGGCAGCGCGTGGCGAAAATGGAGACCTCGGTGCGCCCGCTGGCCGGGCTGCAGGGAATAGACGCGGACTTGATCAGCGACCAAGCGGTGGTGAGCTTTATCGCGGACCTCGGCGGGAGCACGCTGCAGCACGTCGCCACCAAGGGTGGAGGCCAGCAGATCCGGCAGGCCCGCACATGGGTGGCGCAGCAGCTGGCAAGCAAGCTGGGCTGGACGAACGGTCGGATAGCGCGGAACCTGAACTGCACCGCCGAGGGCGTGCGGAAAATGAAAATGCGCGGATAGTTGCCGGGAAGTTGGCAACTCGACAAGTGCGCAACTATGCGGGCGGGGCAAAGTGGCGCATTCTGCCCGCGTGCCAGCGACCGACACGAAGACCAGAGCCCGCCCAAGCCGCCATGATGGAACGGAGGGCATGTTTGCCGCGCTCGGGCTGGAGGAATTGCCCAACGGAGCGAGCCAGCTGACGCACAAGCAGCTGATGTGGTGCGTGGAATTCCTGCGCTGCGGCAGCGCCACGGAAGCCGCCCGGCTGGCGGGCTACTCGAGCCCGGACAGCGACGGCTACAAAGTGCAGAAAAGTGCAGTGGTGGCGCGATTTTTGGCGCAAGTGGTCGCCCCGCTGGCCAAGGACGCCGACCAACTGGTGGCGCGCGTGGCGCACCGGAGCCGCGCCTACCAAGCACTATGGCAGGCCGAGCACGACAAGCCCGCCGGGCTGCGCAACACGAAGGAGCTGGAGCGCCTGGGCAAGCAGGCCCGCGCCGAGGACACGACACTGGCCGCGCTGCTGGGAAAGATCCAGAGCGTCCATGTAACGGGCGACTTGAAGCATTCGATCGAGGGCAGCGTGAACCACACGACCTCGCCCACGATCATCGTGCCGCCGGAGGCATTGAACCGGCTGGCGGAGATGCGCCGCGACGTGGTGATGACCCAGCGCCAAGGAGGGCCGAACTGATGGTGGCCGAGGCGCAAAAGGTCGCGGTGGACGAGCTGAGCTTTGAACAGAAGCAGCTGCTGAGCAGCTTCTACGGATTCGCCAAATACTACCTCGGCATGCAGCTATGCGACGAGGGCAACGGCGAGAAGGTGGGCGAGTGCCGGGACCGCGAGGCGGGCATCACCTACTACGACATTGCACGCAAGCCATGGCAGCGGGAGCTGCTGCAGGCGGTGGACCGGCACGGCAGCAAGGTGACCGCCGCGACGTGCAACGGGGCCGGGAAGACGAGCAAGATAATCCCCGGAGCGGTGCTGCCTTTCATGGCGCTGAACCCACGCGGCAAGGTGGTCATCACCTCGGGCGTGGACCGGCAGGTAAGAGAACAGATTTTCCCCCACACAAACGCCCTCGTCGCCAAGTCGCTGAAGGGGTGGCACGCCACCGATGCGAAGATAACCGCACCGAATGGAGCCCACTGCGTCGGTTTCACTGCGCGGGAGGGCGGTCACTTTGAAGGCTGGCACGGCAACCCGGACGAACTCTACGAGCTATTCCAACACGACGGCCCCCTGATGATCGTGGTGGACGAGGCCAAGAGCGTGAGCCGGGCCATTTTTGACGCGATCGAGCGCTGCACCTATCAGCACCTTCTGCTGGTAAGCAGCTGCGGGGGGCCGAGCGGGGAATTTTACGAGAGCCACAACGCCGCGCGCTCGAGCTATAGCGACCATTTTAAGATCCCCGCCGGGCTGTGCCCGCACGCGGACCACGCCAAGAACCTCGCGCTCATCCAGCGCCGGGGACTGAAAGACCCACTGGTGCTGTCAAAGGTTTTTGCGGAATTCATGGTGAGCAGCGAGGGCGCAATCATCAACGGGGCCGACCTGATCACCAACCTGCAGAACCCGCCGATGGAGCGCCGCATGGGCAACGTGGTCATATTTTGCGACTACGCCGCCGGAGGCGACGAGAACACCATCGCCCACAAGAGCGGCAACAAGATCCGGCTGGTGAAGGCATGGCGCGAGACCGACACGATGAAGGCCGTGGGGCAATTCATCCGGGAGTTTCGTCGGCTGGGCGTGGACCAAGCCAACGCGAGCTGCATCTACGGCGACAACGATGGGCTGGGCCGCGTGATCAACGACCGGCTGCATGAGCTGGGCTGGCTGGTGAACCGCTGGAGCAACGGAGCCAAGGCCAATCGTCCCGAGGAATACCTGAACCGGGGCACGGAAATGTGGTATGAGGGAGCCAAGGCGATCGAGCGGCAGGAATACCTGCTCGAGATCGACGAGGAAACCCAGCGCCAACTGACCCAGCGCAGTGGCCGCGTGCACAGCAGCGGACGGCTGGCGGTCGAGACCAAGGAGGAAATGAAGAAGCGCCTCGGCTACTCGCCCGACCGGGCGGAGGTAATCCTCGGCTGCATGACCTGCCAAGGGCACGCGGTGGTGCAGAACCTCGTGCGGCAGGCGACCCCTTTTGAACAATTTGCCGAGATGCAACACCAGAGCGGGAACCTCGTCGAGATGCCCGCCGGAATGGAGGCAGGATCATGAGCCGCGACATTTACACCACCGTCCTCGACGACCTGAAGAACCGCAAGGCATGGGAAGGCCGACAGGGCACATGGTATGAGATGCGCCACGACGGCCTGCGCCGTCGCAACAAGCCGCACGCCAACGCCGCCGACCTGCACTTCCCCATGATCGATGGCGTGGTCGACAAGCTGAAGCCGTTTTACTTTTCGCAGATTTGGGGCAGCGAGCAGCTGGCGACCTTTGTGGCCTCGCGCCTGACCCAGCAGAAGGAAGCGACCGACGCCGCCGCCGCGTGGTTCCACTTCCAAATCGTGCAATACACGAACTTTTTCCGCGAGGGGCTCTCGGCCATCGACAACATGCTCATGTCGGGCAACGAGGTGGTGAAGCTCTTCTGGAACAGCCACGCGAAGGAGCTGGTATTTGACGCGATCGACCCGATCTACATCGTCGTGCCGCAGAGCGGAGTGGACCTGCAGAAGCTGCCGCGCCTGACGCAGATCCTGCAGCTGACCGTGGCCGACTACAAGGCGCGCACGGACTACCGGCAGGACGAGGAACTGATCAAGAAGATCAGCGGGGCCGGGCCGGACAACCCGGCGAAGGAGGAAGACAAATACTCCCGCGAGGGACTGACCCACGGCCAGAACGACGACCAGATCATCATCCACGAGCACTGGAAGAAGGAGCCGAGCGGCAAGTGGCGCGTTTACACCTACTCGCCGTTGTGCCCGGACGAGCAGATCAAGCAGGACTTCCTGTGCACCTACGAATTCAACGGCAAGCCGTTTCTGCCCTTCGTGGATTTCCCGATGGAGATCAAGGACAAGGGCTACTACGCGAGCCGGGGCGTGGCTGAACGGCTGGGCCAGTTTGAGAACTACATCACGCGCGTCTGGAATGAGAAGGCGGACAGCATGTCCTACACGAACCGCCCGCTCTTCACCCACGAAGGCGAGACGATCAACCTGAACAACGTGGCGCTGGTGCCAGGCGCAGTGATTGGCCGCAACCTGAAGGCGGTCAAATTCCCCGAGCCGCCGCTCTCCTTCGACAGCGAGATGGTCAACACCCGCATGGTGGGCGAATATTTGATCGCCATGCCGGACTTTGGCGTGGGCCAGCAGATCAACACGAGCCAGCGCAAGACCGCCACCGAAGTGCAGCAGAGCGGCCAGCTGATGGGCATGAGCACGGACCTGCGCGCCCGCATCTTCCGCGACCGGCTGAGCGAACTATACCGCTACGCATGGGCGCTGCTGCGCACCTACAAGAAGGACGACCTGCAATACTATTTCGCGGACCAGCTGAACAAGCTGCCGCCCGAGGCGCTGCACGACGCCTACCTGATCAGCCCGGATGGAAGCCCGGACTCGTGGAACAAGCCCGCCCGCATGCAACGCGCGCAAGCCCGCTTTGCGATGTTCAAAGGGCATCCCAACATCAACCAAGCCAAGCTGGCCAAGAGCACGCTGCGCGAGGACGACCCGGCACTGGTGCGCGAATTGTTCGTGGACGACGGCTGGGAGGAAGCCAACCAGACCGAGGACCAAGCGATGGAGCTGACGATCCTTGAAAAAGGCTTCCCGGCCATGGTGCTGCCCGGCGACAACGACGAGATCCACATCAACACCGTGGTGGGCCGACTCGAGATGGTGCTGACCACCGGGGAGCCACTGAGCCCGATCGCATGGCAACGCATGCAGCAGCACCTGCAGCAGCACCTGCAAGCCCTGCAGGGCAAGAACCCGAAGGCCGCAAAGCAAGCCGCCGTCAAGGTGCAACGCGCCGAGCAGGCCATGGCGCAATATTTCCCGCCACCCATGGCGGAAACCCAAGCCGGAGCCACAGGAGGTGCGATGTGAAGCGACTACTGAACCGCCTCCGCCACCTCCTGCGCTCCCGCTTGCTGGCGGGCATGCTCGAACTGCCGACGCCCGCCCCGGAAACCGCCCCAGAGTGGAACGCGGACCACCGGGCCGCGCTGCTATACTTCCTCAAGAGCCCGACCGGGCACGCCGTGCTGCAGACCCTGCGCCACAACGAGGAACTGCTCAAGGCGACCGCCTGCGATTCCGAGCAACGCCGCGTGGACCATGCCCGAGGCCGGGCCGTGGGCTACCGCGAAGCCGCCGCCACGCTCATCATTTTATCGGCACCCCTTCCCCCGCCGCCAAGTGGGGAAGAATCCGCGCAAGACGCCACTCGGGGACCGGACGACCTGCGCGAACGATTGGCCCCGTAAAAAAATAACGCATGACCGCCACAGAAACGACAGTCGAAACCGATCCCAACGCCGACATGGAAGCCAAGCTGCGCCAAGCTGCCAGCGACGCCGACAGCGGCATGGACGTGGATACCAGCACCCTGACGTCCGGGGCGCAGGATACGGAACGCAAAGTCGAACAGGACTCCACACTGGACCCTGCCACCGAAACCGACTCCGCAGAATCGAAAGACCAGCAGGAACAGCCCGCCAAGAAAAAGGCTGAGCCCACCGACACGAAAAGCGACTTTGCGCGCAAGCGCGAAGAACGCGAACGGAAGGAACAGGAACGCCAAGACCGCACTTGGAAGAAGCTCGAGGAACGCCGCGAGGCACTGGAACGCCGCGAGGCCGAACTCCAGCGCCGGGAGCAGCAGAGCCCGAGCCCACGCCAACCGGCCCGCGACGAACCCGCCAAACTCGAAGGCTACAGCGCCAAAGAGTGGGAGGACGCCGCCGCGACATGGGAGAAGCAGGGTAAATACGACCTTGCCGACATGGCCCGCGAAAAGGCCGAGCAAGCCAGCAAGCTCCCCGCCCAACCGGCGGCACGCGAGCAGGCCAGCCGGGCGACAGACAGCCGCCCGCCCGAGGAAACGCCCGGCACGCCCGAATTTCTCGGGACGTGGCAGCGCAACCTCAAGCGCCTCGGCGAAGAACATCCTGAACTGACCGACACCACCAGCGAATTGTATCAAACCACCGCGCAGCTCCTCAAGAGCGAGCCGTGGCTGAATCAATTCAACGATGGCATCGCCAAAGCCGTGCAAGGGGCGCAGCTCGTAATCAAGGCCAACGGCTACGACACACTGGTCCAAGAGAACGCGGAGCTAAAAGAACAGCTCGCGAAACTACAACAGCACACGACCCCGAGCGCCGGGGGACCGGAGACCCGCAGCGGCAACAAATCCTTTGAGGAAATGTCGACCGCCGAGCAGGAAGCCGTCATCCGCCGCCGCGCCGAGGAAGAAAACTGAAGTAGGGGAACGCGCTGCCATCCACCATGGCAACTACTGCCCAATCCACCCTCTCAGACCTTTACCAGACATTCTTCTCCAAACAGCTCCTGCAGCATGCCGTGCAGGCGCTCGTGCTCGACAAATTCGGGCTCCAAGCCGAACTGCCCAAGAAAAAGGGCAACCTCACCATCCGCTGGTTCCAACCCGAAGTCGGAGCCAGCTCCAACGTGCAGACCCTCACAGAGGGGACGCCGATCTCGACGTTCCGCAACGTCACCTACAGCTACGTCGAGGCGACGCTGGCGCAGTATGGCGAAGCGGCCAAAATCACCGACGTGGTCACCATGACCGGCCTGTTTGACGCGCTCAAGCAGTCGATCGAGACCATGGGCGAGGACTGCGCCCTGCACGCCGACGACCTCGTGCGCGCCGCGCTGAGCCACACCTCGGCGGGCTTGACCAAGCGCTACGGCCAGTCGCTGGCCGACTTCACGGCGCTCTCTGCCGCCACGCAGGCGAACGGCAAGATCATCGGTGCGGACCTGCTCGACAGCGTCACGCAGCTCAAGATCAACCGCGCGCCCAAGATCGGCGGTGCCTACGTGATCGCGATGGCCCCGCAGGTGCTGCGCGACCTCCTGCGCGACAGCGACGTGCTCGACCCCGCGAAATACGTCCAGCCGGACGGCATCTACAAGGGCGAGATCGGCATGCTGTGGGGCGGGCGCATCGTGGAGCACACCAATCCGTTCATCGAGGATGAGACGGAAGGCACCTACGACGCGACCGACGACAACTCGGACGGTCTCATCTACAGCACCTACGTGCTGGGACGCGGTGCCTACGGCACCCCGAAGCTGGCCGGGACGCAGTCGCCGCTCAAGCCGAGCATCATCATCAACGACAAGCCCGACAAGGCCGACCCGTTGAACCAATACATGACCGCAGGCTGGAAGTCCTTCTGGACCGCCAAGCTGCTGAACGCGAACTTTGGCATTTGCCTGCGCACGAAGTCCACCTTCGCCTGAGCGAACCCGGAACAGCCATAGCAACGAGAGGGGCGGAGAGCGACGCCCAACCCGGCCCAGCGCCGCCCCTCTTTTTTTTTTCTTTTCCTTTATTCCCCCCCCTTTTTTCCACCCGACCGCCCGCCATGAAATCCGAAATTTGCGTCAGCACCAAATCCCTTGCCCTCGACGGCACCAGCCCCGCGCAGGGCGATGAAGTCGACGTAAACCTGAGCGCGCGAGTGACGCGCACCGAAGGCGACAAGACCTACCTCGAGCCGATCGCCGCCAATGGCGAGCCGATCGCCGACCAAGCGCCCGAGACGCCCGATGGCGACAGCGACGACATGAGCGAGGCCGAGATCCGCGACCGCGCCGCCAAGGCCGACAACGAGGTGATGTAACGCGCCCGCCGCCCGACCAATCAACCCGAGGATACCACCATGAAAGAATCCGACTTCCAAGGCATACCCAACAACGAGGCCGACCACGAAGGCCCACTCGCCGTGAGCAGCGCCGCCGTGACGCTGCTGAGCCTGCTGGCCGCCAGCGACCTGCACCAGAACACGCGCGCTGTGCTGATCTCGATCGAGGACGCCGCCGTGCGCTACACGATCAACGGCACCACGCCCACGGCCACGCTGGGCTTTGCCGCCATCGCGGGGCAATTCATCCGCCTGAGTCGCGAGGAAGCCGACCTCGCGCAATTCATCCGCTCCACCGGCACCGACTCGGCGCTGCAGGTGGCACAATACAAGGGATAACCCGCCATGATTCTCTACCCTCCACCCATCGATCCGGCAGCAGGCGCAGCCCTTGCCGCCAACAACCTGAGCGACCTCGCCAGCGCCGCCAGCGCAAGGGCAAATCTGGAAATCGACAGCACCCAGGAAGTGCTGAATAAAGTAGCCAACCGCGCCACCGCCCCCCGCCGCATCTCCGACGGCGCAACCACCAACCGCGCAGAGATCGCGCAATACGGCACCACCGGCGCACTCGCCGCCAGCCCGGCGACGTTTGAGATCGAGATTCCGAAGGTGCCGGAGACAGCAACCGGCGTGACGACGTTTCTTTGCGCGCTTGCTTCGTCAACCACCAGCGCGGGAACAAACGGGCTGGCTGCGCAAATGGACGCGGCGGCCGGGATATATATTCGCGCAAACGGGGCATCTAGCGGAGTCGATTACCGCTGGCTTTATTGGTCGGCATTTCGCACGACCTACTCCGGCCAAGCCGTCCGCATCGTAGTCAGCTTCCCCGAGGGTGACTCCACCACCGACCCGACAATCACGATCAACGGCGTGGATAAAACTTCATCGTTCGCGCTCACGACGGCAGGCACCCCGCCCAACTGGATGGACGCGGCCCTCGTCGATACCTACAAACTCTACGGCTTCAACTGGCCCTCCGGCGACGCCCCGAAGGTCCGCATATACAACGCCGCATGGTCATCCACCGAAGCCGCAGTCTGGACCGCAGGCGGGCAACGCCCCGCGTGGGCAGAACGTGCCGGGAGTCAGGTTAGTTACGCAACAGGCAACAGCAGTACTTTCGACAGCGGGGTCGGCTCTTGGACCAACAAGCTCAGCGGCACAATTACGGCCACCGGGGGAAAGGGCGTTATCGACTTCACCGGGGGCAGCGTCTTTTACGATGGCACCACGTTCAGCGGCTTATCGCTGGTCGCCGGACGTAAATACCGCCTCAAAGTAAATCTGTCCGACATGCTTGGGGACACCGGTTCTGTTTTCGTAGGGATGCAAAACGGGGCGGCTTTACCCATGACTGCATCGATAGTAGCGGGGGATAATGACGTTATCGCGTCCCCAACATATACGGGAGCCATTTATATCGTACGCGGGTCCAAAACATGGACTAGCATTTCGATAGATAATTTTGAGATATACGAACTCGGCACCCTCGACGCCCCGATCACCAACCCGCAGGGCCTGCGCTTCACCGGCGATGCCCTCGGTCGATTCTCGCGCCGACTGCTCGGCATCACGGGCTTTACCGAGTCCGTCCCCGCGCCGCTCGTCCTGCCGTTTGCCTACACCGGCAGCAGCATCCAACTTGGTGGCGGCGTGCTCCTCGACGGCTCGGCCTACCGCGTCGTCTCCATCAGCGGAAACTCCGACGCATCGGTCAACCTAAGCATCGGCACCACGTCGAGCGGGACCGAAATCGTCAACGCACAGGCCGTCAACGGCAATTTCGACATCTCCACCTTCGCCTCGCGGATCTCCACCGGCGCGAGTCTCTACCTGACTTGCTCTGGAAATGCTTCCGGCACCATCGTTATCAAACTCGAACGCCTCGCCTAACATGCCCGACGAAATCACACCCACACCGTTTGAGCCCTACGCGTTGACCGTCGCCGAGCGCGGCACATACACCGTCCTCGAACCCGCCGAGTCCACCGCGCACCGCGTGCAAGAACCCAGCGGACAAGTCATCGCCGTCCCCTGCGAAGACAGCACGCAACCATTGACCACCGAAGCACTCGCGGAACACCTCGAAAATCCGCCCGCGTTTGCCCCGGTGCCAGGCGAAGTAACACAGTGGCAAATTCGCCGAGCGATAAACGCCGCTGGCCTACGATCCGCCGTGGAAGCCGCTGTCGCCGCCGCCGATCAAACCACGAAGGACGGCTGGGAGTTCGCCGGAAGCGTGCGCCGCGACAACGAGGTGCTCACCAACATGGCCGCCGCCCTCGGCCTGACCGCCGCCCAGATCGATGCCCTATTCCGCACGGCCGCCGCCCTGAAATAATCGCCATGAACCGCTCGACCCTGATTGCTTTGCTGGCCGTGGTCCTGCTGATCGTCGCCAAGACCTACACCTGGACCCTGCGATGACGACCGAAGCCCGAGGCATGTGCTGGACCACCGCCGCCACGATCGTGGCGTGCGTGCTGCTGTTTTTGATGCTCGGCTGCAGCCTCCCGCAATGGCGCGTGTTTCAAAAGACGATCGACCCCAAACTGGCCGAGAAATCGCCGCAGCAGGTCGAGGCCGAGCGCCAGGGCGCCAGCTACATCATGCAAAAGAGCGCGGTCGTGGAACCGGACCCGGCGAACCAGATCCAGCAGATCCACGCCGTGGCCACCCCGCTATCGCAGAGCCTGGGCGAGCCGAAGCAGCCGGTCACAATCGAAGACCAGGCCGCGATCATCGCCGAGCTGCGCAAGGGCCAGCTCGCCGCCCAAAAGAAAGACGAGGCATGGAGAGCCTTTGCCCGCAAATACGCCTACGCCGAACTCGAGGGCACCGGCATCAACCTCGCCGGGCCGACCGGAGTGCTGGGCATCGTGGCGCTCGTGGCCGCGTGCATTTTCGTGC